GGTGGTATTGGTGCTAACACATTATACATTGCTACAGCAGGTTACATTGGTACAAGCCCAATTATTACAGCGGCTAACATCAACAGCTTTTCTGGTGGTACAATTAATGCGGCCCTAACAATCAACAACGGTACACAGGCTGTTAGCACACAAACTGGTGCGCTGATTGTACAAAATGGCGGTGTTGGTATTGGTGGTAACCTATACACAGGAGGCTTTGCCGCAGTAGGTCAAGCGTACAACACTCCAGGTACACTAGGTAACACAGCAAGTGGTAGCTTACAAGTACTTGGTGGCGCAGGCATTGCAGGAAACTTAACTGTTGCAAGCAATGGTTACTTTGGTGGTAACGTAGGTATTAATACCGCAGTACCAAACCAAGCACTTGAAGTTAACGGCAACATTGTTGCTGGTGCATACAATTACAGTCGTGTACAAATCACTAACGCAGGTGGTTCACAAGCAATTTATGAAATTGCTACAACAGAAACTACTCCGCGTTGGCAAATTGGTCGTGACCTATTAGGTATTGGTACTTCAGGTATTGCGTTTATGAACGCAAATCAAACATTTGGTACAGGTGGTGCGGCAATTGGTGCTGTATCTGGATTGAACGGTTCAATTGGTTTCTACTCAACCAATGGTACATCAATGACACTACGTGGTATCATTGATAGCGGTGCCGCAGGCGGCAACATGGGTATCGGTGCTACCAGCAACTTACAAGGTAAGTTACATCTAAGTGGTTCTGCTTCTTCAGGATATGGTTTATATGCAACTGGTGGTAATATTGATCACGTATTCCGTTCAGGTAATGCAGGTCAATATGTTGACGTACAAGTAACAAGAACAGGCGGCGGCGCACAATCTGACTGGAGAGTTGGTGTAGCAGGTGCCGCAAGTAACTTTATTGGTACTGCGGCTCAAGGTGATGCTGTAATGAGTTACAGCACAAACATGATTATTGCCAATCAGTCAAATTATGAAATGGCTCGATTTGGTAATGGTACATTTACTATCTCTACAGCTACGGCGGCGGTTAGCACACAAAGTGGTAGTATTGTAACCTACGGTGGTGTTGGTATTGGTGGCGACTTGTTTGTAGCGGCTACAGCTAACATTACTGGTACTACAGTTATTAGTCAAAGTATTGCAAGTACTTCTAGTATTGCAGGTAATGCATTACAAGTTACAGGTGGTATTGGCGCTAAGAGCATTTACCTAACTAATAGTAGCTGGATTAACGGTTATCAAATTGTTACAACACAAAATATTGGTGCGTTCTCTGGAGCATTTAACGGCGGTACAATTACTGCTCCGTTGTTTATAGCCAACACAGCAGATTCTGGATCAACAAGCTCTGGTGCATTGTACACAACAGGTGGTGTTGGTATTAGTAGACAGTTGTATGTTGGTGGTATCACTACATTGGCTAATACTCTAAACGTAACAGGTCAAACTAACCTTCTAGTTGCAACACAATCTAACAGCACAGTTACTGGATCATTAGTTGTTACTAACGGTGGTATAGGTTTAGGCGGAAATATTTGGACTGGTGGCAATATAAACTTTGCTACCAACGTTGGTAAAGTTCGCTGGCAGACTATTCAACTTGCAGTCGGCGACGACGGCGGCGCAGGTCAAGGATCAATATTCTTAAACGGTGGTAACTCAGGATTCCCTGCAACTACAAGCAGTGCTCAAACTGTTGCAATTGGTGCCTATGCAGGCCCTACAGTATCAGGCGCACAAAATACATTAGTTGGTAACTCAGCAGGTTATTCTTTAACAGGCGGAACTGCTAATACTATATTTGGTCAGAACGCAGGTTACTATATTGCGGCTGGTACTAACAATACTATAGTTGGCTCGGGTGCAGGTAACGGTAACTCAACTACACTATCATCAAGTGTTGCAATAGGTTATCAAGCTCTACAACAATCAATTGGTACACAAAACGTTGCACTAGGTTATCAAGCAGGTAAAGCAATTACCAGCGGTGCATATAACGTTGTAATTGGTGGCATTGATGGATCAACTATTGCTACATCAAGCAACAATATTTTATTGTCAGACGGTCAAGGTAACTTACGTGCAGTATGGAACAGCGGTGGCGTATTAACACATCCTGGTCAGATTGCTATTACTAACATTACTTCTGCAACAAGTACAGCAACAGGTGCATTAACAATCGCAGGTGGCCTAGGAGTTGCAGGTGATATCTATGCACGTAACATCTATGCTAACGGTACATTAGTTGGCACTGGTGGCGGTGGTGGTGGCGGTAGTGGTACTTCAACAAGTACTCCGTATATCAACGTTTATACAGCAACAGTTTCTGTATCAACATTAACTGGCGGTTTAACAACTGTTGGTGGTGCTGGTATTGGTAAAGATCTATTTGTTGGCGGTCCAGTTGTTATTGGTAACTCGAGTGTGTTTATTAATAGCGGTGCTAACCTAATAACACAAAACAATGCCATCCACGGCGGCGCAAGTATATCTAACGGTGTATATGCACAAGGTGGTAACATATTAGTTTACTCAAGTGACTACTCACAAGCTAACTGGACTAAACTAAATTCATCTTACCAAGCAGGTAGTACATATAGCCCAGACGGTACACTAAATGCTTCCAAGTTAGTTGAAACAAGTGCTACAGGTAATCACTATTTCCAACAGGTTATTAGCCAAACTGGTCCAATAACTGTTAGCGTTTACATGCAGGCCGCTGATCGCACATACGGTGCAATTAACGTAACAGTAGCAGGTGTAGCACATACAGCATGGTTTAACTTAACAACTGGTGTTGTAGCAAATACAGCCGCTGGATTATATCCAGTAACTGGTCGTATTGAATTAGTTCCATACGTAGGCACCGGTAACTGGTATCGTTGCTCATTAACTGTCAACGCACCAGGTACTGCAACTGCAACACTATTTGGTATCTATACAGCAATCGGTGCAGGTACAGTTATCAACGACAGCTTAACAAGTTACACAGGTACAGCAGGTTTTGGTATCTATGTATACGGTGCTCAAGCTGAACCAGGTTATATAGCCGGTTACTATACAGCAACTACAGGAAGTGCTCTTCCTTCAACAAGCAATAACATCTACACAGGTGGTAGCTTGTTTGTTGCTACTACTGCAACTGTCGCAGGAAGTACTGTAACTACATACGCAAACTTGATGCAACAGTTCGGTGGTACAACAAACAACAGTCTAACTATTGCATCTGGTATTAACTCAGTATCGACAATAACTGGTTCGTTAATTATAACTAACGGTGGTATTGGAGTTGGTGGTAACGTATATGTTGGTGGTACATTGTATGCAACTGCTAAGAGCTTCTTAATTGATCATCCAACTAAGCCAGGCCAGAAACTACAGTACGGTTCATTAGAAGGACCAGAAAATGGAGTTTATGTACGCGGTCGTTGCACATCGGGCGTAATTGAATTACCAGATTACTGGACAGCGTTAGTTGATGAAAATTCTATAACAGTTGATATAACTCCAATTGGAAGTCATCAGAAACTGTATGTTGATCGTATTGAAAACAACAAGATTTACATCGGTAACGAAAATATTATGAACAAGAAAATTAACTGTTTCTATACAGTATGGGCTGAACGTAAAGATGTAGGCAAGTTAGACGTAGAGGGAGAACTATAATGTCAATTAATATTGGACCATTTATACCTTTATCGGGTTTGGTCTTTATGGCCGACCCTCGCAATACTAAATGCTATCCGGGTACAGGCACTGCCGCATACAATCAGGTAGACAACCAAGCATTGACTTTAAGTTCAGCAAGTGCATGGTCAGGAAACTATTTTACTCCAGGTGCCGCTTATACTGTCAGCAGTAATAACTCTTATAGTTTAACGCTTAGTTCAGGTTATACTGTAATACAGTTTATGAACTTGACAACAAAAGCAGGCGGCACATTTGGTTACACATCTGGCTCAAATACTGCAAACTTGTACATGGGTAACGGAAACGTAATGCAGTGGGGATCGTACTTAACAGGCGGTACCTTAAACTCAAACACTACAGTTCCTACAGGTGTGTGGCATAGCTGGGCAGGAAGTTTTAGTGGTACTGGATCGCCCGGCGGAACAGGAACAAGCAAAATTTATTATAATGGTGTGTTAGACAACCAAGGCAGTTTAGCAGGATCTGCAAGTATAGCGGGCAATTTCCAGCTGTTTTATAGTGGACCTCCTAACGGACAGATAGGACCTACATTATTCTATAGCAGAGTACTAAGCGATACAGAAGTAAGAACAGTCTTTCAGGCATATCGCGCAAGTTTTGGAATATAATAGACCAATAAATACAGGAACATAACGGAATAAGAGATGGCATATACCGATCGTAATATTTTAATAACGCCAAACATTGGTTCAAGCACTGCTGAGCCGATTATAAGGTTTACTGGTGGTGCCGCTGCCAGCTCTGCATCTACATACATACGTGTACTTGATAACGGTACACAAGCATGGGAAGGAACAAGCGGTCAGTTACAAAGTGTTATTGATAGCATGGCTGGTAACATTTATGCTGTTACAGACACCAGCGGTATTCCAAGCCTAGTAGTACAAGCAACAGGTCAAGTACAAATTGCACCGTATCAGGGCATTACCTACGTTGGTTCTTATACTGCACCAACACAAAGTACAACGACAGGTACTGGTGCTCTAGTAGTTGCCGGCGGGCTAGGAATTTCTGGCAACTTAAACATTGGCGGATCATTTGCCTTAAGTGCTAACTTGGCAATTGGCGGATCAGGATCGACATACGGTCTTAACGTTAGCACAACAACTAACGTAGCTGGTTATTTTTATAACTCAGGTAATTCACAAGGAGTTGCTGTACAAGTTGGAGCCAGTACATATCCGCTAGGATTTGGCCTAAACAGCTATAATAACGCAGGCACTACTTATGTTATGGGTACTGGTTATAATGCTCAAGTACAACTTAGCTCAGGTAACTTAAACTTTTTAGTTTCAAGCGCAAGTCAGTCATCTGGCGCACTTGCAACACAACTAAACGGATTAACAGTTAGTGCAACTGGTATATCAGTACCACAATCAACAGCTATTACTGTTACATCAGGTGTTGCATCAACAGGTACCGGCGCTATTGTTACATACGGCGGCATTAGTGCGGGCGGCGGCATTGTAACAGCAGGCGATGCTTATCATAGTGGTGTACGTATTGGTACAGGACAGTCAAGTATTTCAACTAACTTGGTTATTGGTACAGCGGCTGGTGCAAACTTATTAACAGGCGGTACTAACGCATTGATTGGTTATTATGCAGGTAACGCATTAACAAGTTCTGCAGGTAATACAGCAATTGGTTATCAAGCACTTTTAGCACAAACTGCCACAGGCGGTAACAATACTGCTATCGGTTATCAGGCAATGTATACTGCTAACAATACTGGTATGACCAACAACGTGGCTATTGGGTATCGTGCGCTAGGTACAGGTAACGGTGGTTTCTACAGTAATACAGCAATCGGTTATCAGTCTGGTTTCCAAATGGCCGGCGGATATCAAAATACTCTAATTGGTTATAACTCAGGTAACTCGTTAACCGGCGGTGCAAATAATACACTGGTAGGATACGGAGCTGGTTCAAGTATTGGTGCAAACATCAACAATGCTGTTATACTCGGTAGTGCCAGTGGCGGTACTGCGGTAAACAACGCTATTATTATTTCAGACGGTGCAGGTAACATTAGATTATCTAGTGACGGCTCAGGTAACTGGTCAATTGGTGCAACAACAGCGGCATCAGGTGTTGCAGGTGTTGGCGCATTAGCAGTAAGCGGCGGCGTTGATATTGCTTCAGGTCTAACCCTTCGTGGTGCATTATATATTGGCGGCTCTGCAGGTACAAGCGGGTATGCACTAACATCAACTGGTACTGGCCTAGCATGGGCACAAACTGGTGTAAGTATTGCAAACATTACAACCAATGCTACTTACTATCCAGCATTTACTAACTCAGTAAGTGGTGCTATTACAACACTTAACGTTAACAGTGCCGCTCTTACATATAACCCAAGTACTGGTACATTAAATTCAACTATATTCATTGCTGGTACTACTTTCCAAGGCCCAATTGGTTCTGGTGTTACTGCTTATTCAGGAAACTTTACAAGTATTAACGGATCTGGATTATTATCAGTTAGCGCAACAGGTCAAACACATACAATAACAGGCGCAACATCAGGTGCGCTGACTATCAATAACAACTCGGCGGCCAACGGTGCAGGTGTTTGTTTACAGGTTAACGGCTCTGGCGATATAAACATCACAACTGGCGGTAGTTTATTCTTTGGTAACTACAGTTACGCCGCTGGTTCATATATCCGCGGAAACAGCGGTAGTGAAATTTATATCTATCGTACAGGTAACAACTTGTTCCAAACAAACGGAACAGGTGCAATGCAGGTTAACGGTGTACTATATGTAACCGGCGACTTGTATACTAACACTTCTGATATTAGATTAAAAACTGTACTTGCTCCTATAACAAACGCAAGTGCAAAATTAAGAACACTTGATACATTTACCTACGTTAATAACGAACTTGCTATTAGCCTAGGACACAAATCTACCAAAGAACAAGTTGGTTTGAATGCGGCACAAGTACAAGCAGTACAGCCCGAAGCAGTGGGCCTAGCGGCAATTGACGTTACGTCAGATTACGAATCAAAATCAGGCAAAAATTACCTAACTATCCAGTATGATAGATTAGTACCGTTAGTGGTTGCAGGACACAACGAGCATTCAGACGAAATTGCCGCACTAAAAGAAGAAGTTGCGCAATTAAAAGCATTAGTAGCACAGCTACTCAAATAAATAATAGTAACAAGAGGAAACTAAAATGGCATTATACATTGGTAACACCAACATTATTCCGGGCATTTACCCATTACCTAGCGCAGACTCATACTCTAGGGGTGCTACTCTAGTAACTGACGGATCTGTAGCGTTCTGGACATACCCAGGTAGCCCGTCAGGCAACCCACAAGCTGGTTACAGATATCGTAGTATTCTTACTCACGGTTTTAGCTCTGCAGGTTACAAAGGCGGTAACTCATGGCGTGCTCTTAATAAAACATGGCATTTAACTGATATTACTTACTATTGCGGTGAGCAGTTAATGTATACCGGTGACTACATGGACGGTTTCTTCTCAGATTATAACGCATATCCGCTAGGAACAAATAACGGATTTGGCGGTGCGGCATCGCACACTGACAGCTACAACTTGTACACAGGTATTAACCGTGCTAAAACAAGTGGTACATTTAGTCCGTTCTCCTTTGGTTATGCAGGTGACGAACCTGGCGCTAACGGTGTAGGATACGGAACTGTAGGCGGATGGGACATGTCAGTTGCTCGTCGTGCTCACGGTGCGTCAAGCGCGGCAACATACCAGTATGGTTATTGCACAGGCGGCGGCCCAAGCTCAACAGAAAAAATGCACTTCCCAACAGAAATTATGTATACTGTAACAGGTAACAATCGTGGTGGCGGTCCAACTTCAGGTTGCGGTGGCCAAGATTATTCTTGGTTCTCTATCGGCGGCGGCTCATCAGGTGTTAGCCATTCGAGCGATGCTTGGTTTGGAAGCCCAACACAGTTTACTACAGACGGTTTCATGAAATTCTTAAGCACTAAGTATGGTTGGCACTATACTGGTACACAGTCTAATGCACAGCAAAACCGTGTACAGTTTAACGAAACGAACGGAAACGCTATTGCTTACTTTAACCAAATTTCAGCTTATGGCGAGGACGTTATGATGGCCGGACAAGATTGGGGTTACATGACTGGTAACTATGACGGTAATCAAAATAACAAGTGCGATAAGACAACTTATAACAACAACGCACAAACACGCATGTCAGCGGCAACACGCAACAAAGGTCACTACGGTGCAAGTTCAGGTTGCGCTTCAAGTGCGGCAGCTACAGTAGCAAGTTCAGGACGTCCAGGAGTTTAATATGACACAACACTATTCAGTAGATTTCTGGGATGCTTCCACAAACGCAACTGCAGAAGCACCTCCCCCTGCATTATATTCAAACGATCCAGCATACGATATAAATCCATTTATTAATACTGCTACAGTATATATGATTGTGGGCGATCATGTGCTAGATCCTGTATTGTTTGATAGTACACACCAAGATCCAGCAATGTATTGCGTAGATCTATTTGATTTATTCAACGTTAAATGTGTTGCAATGAGCAAGCATCTTTACGATACACTTGTCTATACATGGCCACGTGAAAAGATTACATATATCACAGAATCAATGGCAATGAATGGTCGTACATTCTTTGCAGATTATCGTGCCGCAGCCAAAGTTTGGGTGCCTAACACTGATCATATCCCATACGGACCTGACGGTATTAGTCCTTCAGAAAACTTAGGTGCTGGATTCAAGCAAGAAATTGAAATGACTGACGAAATCGTTAAAGACGTCAGAGACTTTATGTATCTATTTGCTAAAGAAACTGTTGAAGACGAATTTGAGCGTAGATTCTTAGCAATGGCTCCAAGCGGAACTTTAGAGCGCGAAACGTGGGAAATACAAAAACACGAAGCACGTGAGTGGTTAACTTATCAGGGCACAGGCGGGCATAAAACTAAGTTTTTAGATTATTTGGCCGAATCACATAACCGTGATAAAACAGAGTTAGCTAACAGAATCTTAGAAAAAGCAGAAGAATACGAAGATCAAGTTGCAGAGCTATTAGTACAGCAACAAAGAATCTTAGCCGATTTCAAAGCATGCGAAAATGTGTGGGATATAAATATCCAGTACGAAAGGTACTTTGGATTAGCCATCCCCGGAAAACAAGCCCAAGCGATGGGATTAACCCAAGGACCCGACAGTTTAACAAGAACAACAGAGGTTCCACATGGATTCCAATTCTAAGACAACAAACGCATATATTAAAGATATAGAAAATATCGTAGCATCAGACGTAACTGAAATTAAAATCGACGAAGAGTTTTTAAATCGTTACGGAATGGGCGATTTTGAAAAAGAAATCATGGCCTATGCTGTACACTCTAATATGGGTATGACAGCATACCAATGCCAGAACTTTGTCGCAAGAAGCCAGTTAACTCCGTGGCGTCAGGTACGACAAGCATATATGGAGCTTGAAGCTCGTTACCATGCTTATCAAGAAATCAAATCTAGTTTGCGCAAAGCAGAATTACTACGTAAAAAGTGGTTGCGCGATCAAGCCGAAGCAGTTGACGAAATTGCCAAGGAAATGCTTCAAGTAGATATCGATAAAAACGATTACGATATTACTATTTGGAAGCGTAAGATGCTACAAGCAGAAAGAGAAATTAATGCTTTCATGGAAATTGTAAAATTCTATGCAAAGACTGACGAAGACCTACAATGGTTTGCCGCAGAAAATGCAGAAGAAGAAAGAAAGTATTGGATTGCTCGTATGGGTAAGCAAGCCGCAACAGACATTATTAGTTACGGCAGAATTGGTTCAGGCAATTGGGACAGTATTGCTATGATGCCAGAAGCTGATCAAATTGAAACTCTACAAATGGCCACAAAGTATGCTGGCCTGGTCCAAGCAGGGATACATAATATATCGTTAGGCGTACAAGGTTCTATCGATAAATTACTAGAGAGTAGAGATGAAACAATCCCAGACATCTGCGAAGACGCAAAAAATATTCAGCTTACCAATCAACCCAAAATTAACGGAACAGCAATACTTTAATTTTTTAGAGTTTTGCAAGTATTACAAAGATTATATCTTTGACATATACTTTACTTCAAGAATTCCTCCGTTTAATCAAGATGCTATGGGAGACATATTTGTTTCCCAGCAAGATGCATTCTCTGTAATAGATGCCGCGTTCAACCTTCATAGGGAGACCGGCATCCCTCTTTGTGCTACCTTTAATAACATTGATGTAGCACCAACTCAAAAGAACCTTGACATATGGCTAGAGCACTTCCAGCCTTTATATGACGCAGGCATCCGTTCTGTAATTCTTCCACATATTCATTGGATGACTACAGGACAAATACAAGCACGATATCCAGACCTGTATGTTAAGAATACAATTCTACGAAATGTACGCACTCCTGCTGAGTTTGTTGCTCATGCAAAAGCAGGTTTTGATTATGTGTGTATTGATCGAGATCTAATGCGTGACCGTGATGCACTTATTAGGTTAAAAACTGCTAAAACTTGGGTTAAAGAAAACTTAAACAAAGATGTTACTATTAGCCTATTGGCAAACGAAGGATGTTTAGGTGCATGTCCTATGATGGACGAACACTATCAATTCAATAATAGTAGAGATTCAAGCCGTCCCCAGTATTTTAATGATAGTATTAGCCGTGTAAGTTGTCCTAAATGGGATCATGAAGATCCTTCAGTTCCATTAAAAACAGCTAACCTTCCTCCATGGAGAGAAGACTGGGTTGAATTACTTGACTATGTTGATGTATTCAAAATGCACGGCAGAGAAAGCATTGAACGTTTTCACGAAACGCTCGATATAGTTGCAGGTTTTGTTGAAGGCGATGAAATCTTATTTGACGGGTTTGAAGAATATATTGAAGAAGGTAACCTAACAGAAAAGCCGATTAATATTTGGCGAGATAAAATTAAGAACTGTAAATTTGATTGCTGGGAATGCCAGTACTGTGATAAAGTTGTTAATAAGAAACGTACAGAAATAACATCGCCTAGAATTGCTCAAGCAATTGATAGTGTGATGAATAGTTCTATTGATATGATTAATATTGATGTTCCTGGCTTGACCAGCTGGAAGATGGAAAGTCTTATCAATAAGTTAGCTAAGAATTCTACACGGTATTTAGAAGTAGGTAGTGCGTTAGGTGCAACAGCCTGTGCGGCCCTTAAAGATAATTCTTTAGAAGTTATTTGCATAGACACATGGAAAGATACATATCAACCAGATAATGGAATCTTTGAAATGCCAGAGAACAATAAAGAAGATTTTATTAAAAACATAAAACGTTTCAAAGGCGACAACAGAGTTATTGTCTATGAGTCCGATATGTTTGACGTTAACTTAGATGAAATTGAACCAGTCGATTTCCTATTCTATGACGGCCCGCACGATCCAAATACTACTGCAAAAGCTATCAAATATTTTTCTAAAATACTTGCCAATGAAGCATTTATATTAGTTGATGATGCTAATTGGGAAGGTGTAGTTGCAGGAACCGATGCAGGGATCAAGGCAGCAGGTCTTGATGTTGTGTATTCTAAAGTTATTTTAAATGATCAAGAAGATCTAACTGCTTGGTGGAATGGGTTTTATCTGCTGGTAGTACGCAAATCAAGCTAAGATATCGATTACAGTATCTATCTTAGCTTTGATAATTTTATTATTAAGGGTAACACGTACACCATTGTGTAATGGTTTTGGCCAATGTTCTTGATCACACCAAGCATAGCCAACGTGTTCTTCGTTAAGTTTAGGAATAAATTCTTCCTTAACTACTAACATGTATGTGTGATAATGAAAGCCTTCGTCTTTGCTTGTGAATAATTCTAGCGGAATATACTTGTCAACTTCTGGCAAGAACCCAATTTCTTCAGTAATTTCTCTTTTTAAAGTATTAATGGGCGCAGTATCTAGCGGCTCGTTTTTGCCGCCTACTATTCCCCAAGTTCCTGCAGTCTTGCCTTGATTGCGCAATAAAAATAAAAATCTTTTTGTATCTTTTGCAAAAAATATACCACCACTACAAATTATATCGTTCATAAAAATAATCGCCAGTTACCTGATCTGTATTCACCTTCAAAGCTCTTAGACCACATTTCACCGTCCCATACATATTGTATGCCGGTTCTAATGTTAGTTATGTAGGTAAGATCAGTAACTGACTGCGAACTGAATATCACAGACCATGCTGTTCCGTTCCATGTAATGATATTGTTTGCATGTGCTACTAAGTACGTTCCGTCAGCATTTCTCCAGGCCTTTGCCGCTTGGTCTTCGGCTAATGCTTGTGCTAATTTAGGATCTGTATTAATATCTTCTAATATTAGATATCGTATTCCTGCAACAGGATTATCAGGAACAAATGTCGTTGGATCTATAATTGCATCAATATAAGTTTTACCACTATTTGGTGGAACTTGTGTATCAGCAGGAATAGTATCAACGTCATAGTCTAAGTGCATGACAGATTCATCAGCGGGATCTAAACTAATACGTGCAATAATTTCAGTACCGGACGGTTTTAAAAGTCTAATTTGACTTAGTCCTGCTTGGAACTTTCCTGGATATTGATCAAGTATTCGCAACCAACTTATATTTGTTCCGTACTTGTAAGGAACTTCGTCGCTTGAAAGTCCTTCATATTGAGCTAACAATTTTGCTGTTCCGTCAATAATTAACACTCCTAGATTTCCTAAAGTAGTTCCGTCGACTGCTGTAGCAGTTCTTCCGCCAAAGAAATCAGTTTCAGTATATGAATGATATTCGCCGGACTCTAATGTGCCTTCAGGTTCAACAAATATAGATGTAATAATATTTGTAATGATTCCCATCTGTTTAACTTTAGCAGGTGTTGTTAACCATATTGGAGTTGCAAACTGTAACGTAGCTATGTCAATATCTTGTTCAGTACCTTGTGGAATTTGACGACTACTAAATGTCATTTCTGTTAATTCTAAAGTACTTAGACTTGTCCAGTCTAAATAATTGTCAGTTGTTTGTAATTCTAAACTAGGACGGAACAGTACTAACATTTGCTCAATTAATTGTAACTTTTGATCTGTGTTAGTTGTCCATATGTCTGCTTGAAATGTTAAATCGTATGGCACAGGCATTAGGCGTTCTACAGTATAATTTTCGCCTTCAATATTTAAAAATTCTTCTTCTCCAGTATCTGGATTGATCCAAGTATCTCTTTCTTTAACATGTACTTTACTAATGTGCGTAGGCTCTTGTAATCGATTACGTGCAACTTCTAAGTTCTTAATGTAGCATCCAATAAGAGGAGCAGTTGGCATAGTGTTTTCGCTGTTCTTTGCCAGTATCTGTGCAACCTGTCGATTCATATCACCATAGCGAACAGGTACTCTGGTTAAATTTCCTTTATTGTCGCTGTAACTGAAATTGCTCATTAGACGCATAAACTGTGTTAGGTAGCGTCTTATCTGCCCGTCATAAAAGTATTCCATCTTAATTGTCCGCCTTTATTCTTAGTGCTTTACTTAGTGCTTGGCGCTCTTGGACAACCTTAGTGCCGATTGTAGCAGTATTTGTATTATTAATAAAGCTGGTAACTTCTGTTTGACGAGTTTGACTATTTGGTGTTGTCATGTTTCCGTCTCTTGGAGTATTAGTTGCCTCCATTCTTACATTATCTTCGTACTTGAGCCAATAAGAACCGTCGTATCTAAAAAGTCTATTTGGAAAATAATCTGTACGCAAGTGGAATTGTCCTAGAATAGGATTGCTTGGCCAGTTGATGCCAAATGTGTAAGGAGCACCGTTAGGAGGAACAGTACTGCCTGTGTTATATCCTACATAGTACTCATGTTCGGGAGTTCTAAGAACAACAGAAGCATCAATAGTTCCTTCGGCTGTAACGTCAATGTTAGTATCGCTAACATCTTCAACATCAACTAATCCTTGTTCGTTTAATGGAACAACAAAATACGGAGTAGTGTCGTATCCGCTCATTGGTAGGTCAGCTTCTGCTTGTGCTATGATAGCATCATTAATTGCTTGAGCAATGTTGAGTGTTGTGTTTAATTCTGCTAATGTTCCTGCAGGATTTCCTTGAGTATCGTACTGCTCTTGATTTAGTATTTCTGCGTACTCTTGACTGTTGATCATAGGAGCACATTTTAATCTTAGTAAGTGCGGATACCAAGTAGGACTGAAGCCAGTTGATGGACGAGTTACATCTTGGACAACATAAAATCGCTTTAGTGCGATAGATGCATCACCTAAGGCATACTCGTCTTTTAAATGAGGTAACTCTAACACATCGCCCGATACAGGTTTTCTACCTAGCAATTCAACAATATTACGCAAGTGTACGTGAATCATAACATTGTCGTTGGTTAAAAATAAACCAAATTGACTTAGATTAAAATCTAAGTCCTGCATGGTATAAATTGCACGTCCAATATAAACATTTGGCTCGTAATGACGATCTCTGTTTTCCATTAACAGCAAATCTTGTATACCTAGTACGGGATCGTAGTGGGTATTTGTAGGTTGTGCTGGAGATGCTTCCGTTTCAGGAGCAACAGGGCCAGCATACTTGTGTATGTAGATGTCAGTTCCGCCCACCTGAAATTGTTCATTAATCAAGCGGTCAAAAAACTTGAAATCATTGCCCTTTTCGGGGCGGTATAGAGATAGTCTTGGCATAGTAGTGTATTTAACTAAATATAAGCATGAGTGATACAACTGATGCCCGTCAAGAAATTATAGATTACGTTACCAATATGCTAGGTGGCGGAATGGTCGATGTTGAGTTAGAGCCATCTAATTATCAAACAGCTATTGACCGTGCCCTTGCTGTATATCGTCAACGTAGTGCAAATTCTGTTGAAGAAAGCTATGCTTTTATAACTGTAGATCAAGATGTTAACGAATATCAGTTAGCACCTGAAGTTATGAGTGTGCGCGAAGTATTCCGCAGAAGTATCGGATCTCGCACTGGCGGCGGCGACACAGGTACGCTATTTGAACCGTTTAATTTGGCCTATACAAATACCTATTTGTTAAGCTCTAGCAACATGGGCGGTTTAGCAACATATTTTGCGTTTGCAAGTTACCAAAATTTAGTAGGTAAAATGTTTGGTAGTTTTATCAACTTCCGCTTTAATCCTGCTAATAAGAAACTAACGCTAATGCAACGTCCAAGAGGACAAGAAACACTATTGTTATGGGTTAACAATCACAGACCAGATTTTGACCTAGTAAGAGATCCTTATGCAGGTATTTGGATTAAAGATTATACCCTAGCAACCTGCAAGATGATATTAGGCGAAGCTCGTAGCAAATTTAATCAAATTGCCGGACCTCAAGGCGGTACAAGTTTAAATGGCGATGCTTTAAAATCAGAAGGCCAACAGGAAATTGAAAAATTAGAGTTAGCTATTAGAAATAGTGAAACAGGTGAAACCCCAATGTGGTTTGTAAGAGGATAATATGAAAATACGTGACTTATTAGAAAGCGTTGGCGGTTCTAAAGCATTATCGCAAGATCAAGTAACTGCGATTCCTAATGCGCATTATTTTCCAGACTTAGATAACAGTAGTGGTTACGAAGCATATCGCTGGGGAGTAGCATTGGCAGGTATGCCAGATTTTCCAATGGAGCCAGCAGGTCCAACAGGGCAAAAATTAGTAACTATTGGTTATACCGATACAGATGATATCATCATCGATAGCACAAGTAAAATATTTGGCGCCCAAAAAATTCGCCTAACACCCAGAGGCAGTAACGAGCCCGGCGACACACAAAAAGTTAGCCCAGTGTCAAACTGGAACGCTAAAAAGACCACCAAAAGAACCAAAAAAGATTGACCTTGTAATCACAATGTAATAAAATATAGTATCGACTAGGAGATACTATGATTATAGGTGTGTGCGGTTTTATTGGATCAGGCAAAGATACCATTGCTGATTATCTAACAAATTTCCACGGATTTAGACGCGAGAGTTTCGCCAACAGCCTTAAAGATGCTGTAGCACAGGTATTTGGTTGGGACCGCACAATGTTAGAAGGGCGCACTAAGATGGCCCGAGAGTGGCGTGAACAAGTAGATCCGTGGTGGGCAGAACGTTTAGGTATGCCAAATCTTACTCCACGTTGGGTACTACAATATTGGGGTACAGAAGTATGTCGCAAATCATTCCATGACGACATTTGGATTGCCGCATTAGAAAATAAACTCCGTACAAGCAAAGACGACATTGTTATTAGTGATTGCCGATTCCCTAATGAAATTAAATCAATCAAAGCCGCAGGTGGCATTGTAGTCCGTGTTGTCCGAGGCCCTGAGCCTGAATGGTACGATGCCGCAGTTAGTGTAAATCACGGCCCAAATGGTAATACAAGCTGGGCGTTGAGCAAACAAAAATTAGAAACATTAAAAATCCATGCTTCGGAAACAGCATGGGTAGGAACTAATTTTGATGCTATTCTAGATAATAATCTTAGTATTGATGACTTGTATGATCAGGTTAAAAGTCTGGTCGGAGATCTCCCCGTTTCCAGGGTAGCTTGAGCTGGTGTAAAAGTCGCTGACAATTAGCGCATACCGTTTTCAAATTTGCTGGACGGCAGTTATCTAAATTACCGTCCACAAAGTACACATCAAATTGATCAGGGTACTTGCTGTTAAAGTTACATCTATCGCAGGCATCCTTTTTCTTGTAGCCTGCTAACTGCCACTTGGTAAGACCAGGCTTCCTATTCCTAGCGCAATGGTCGCAGGTCGCTCGGTAGAATGTCCTACCTTCTTTGTGATAATTAACTGCAACTGGTCTTTTACCGCATGTTTTACATAAAGATCTAATCATACCCGCCCTTTTTCGTGCCCTTTCCATAGGTATTTAACCAAGTATTTTTTGGTACAACCGCTAAATACTGATGAACAAACCATTACATGGGAGATGCACAGAATGGCAACATTAAATTCACCAGGCGTATCAGTAAGCATAGTTAACGAAAGTTTTTATACCCCAGCGGCACCAGGAACAGTGCCTCTAATCTTTATTGCTACTGCCGCCAACAAGAAAAATTCATCAGGTACTGGCACAGCGGCCGGTACTACAAGTCAGTACAAAAATCAAGTATGGACTATTACAAGCCAGCGTGATCTTACAGACACATTTGGTACACCATACTTTGAAGTTGATTCAAGCAACAATCCAGTAAACGGTGGTGAGCGCAATGAGTACGGTTTACAAGCCGCATACTCAGTATTAGGTGTAAGCTCTAGAGTATTCGTTGCTCGTGCAGATGTTGACTTAGGACAATTAGTAGGAACAAGCTCAGCTCCATCAGGACCACCAGCAGGCGGTACATACTGGTTAGACACATCAAATACTAAATTTGGTGTTTTTGAGTGGGATGCAGGTTCTCAAACATTCAGCGCACAAAGCCTTACAGTAATCGACGGTTCAAACAAAGGTCTTGCAACTGTTAATGGTGACGGTGTTACTATTGCTCCAAGTTTTGGCGCAGTTGGTGCTTATGCAATCACTACAGATTTGGGCAATACAAACGAAGTACAATACAAAAACCAAGACGGTAATTGGGTACACGTGGGCTCATCAGGTGAGACAAACTTCACTACAAATGCTAACGTAAGCACATTTAGATCTACAACTTGGACAACAAGTTATCCAACAGTGCCTGGCGTTACAGCTAATCCAAGTTTTGCACAAGCATCTGGTTCATTGATTATTAACGGTACTACTATTGCAGTAAGCACAGCAAGTACAGCAGTTACAATCGCACAAAGCATTAACTCAACATTACACACAAGTGGTATTGGTGCTAAAGTTAATTCAAGCAATCAATTAGATATCTATGCTGATGCTAACCCAGGGCAAATTACTATTGGTGGTACACAATCTACTGTTGCCGCACTAGGTCTTTCTGCTAAGACTTACTATGCTCCATCACTATTCCTTGGACCACATACACAATATCCTGACTTTGGCAATAAGCCAAGCGGATCTGTTTATGTTAAAACAACAAGCCCTGATTCAGGAGCAAGTTGGATAGTCAAACAGTATAGCGCATCATCTCAGTCATTTACACAAATTGCCGCTCCTATCTATTCTTCTGCCGCTCAGGCAATTTATAGCTTGGATCTAGCAGGTGGTGGTGCTAACATTGGTGTTGGTACATTGTTTGTTGAAAGCAACTTTAACCATGGTAACGGTACAGCAACAACATCTAGCAATTTTGCATCATTTGCAGACTTCCGTATTTGGAGACGCTCTGCTGTTGCTCCTACAGTAATTACAAGCACTGCACAAGCAAATCCTCCTACTTTACCAAACGGTTCTGTGCTAACAATCAAAGAAAGTATTCCTGGTTCTAGCAATTTAACAAATGAAGTAGCTATTACATTATCTGGAACAACACTATCACAGTTAGTCCTTCAGATCAATGCCGCAGGAAATACATTGGAATATACGTCAGCCGCATTAAACGGTGATGGTACTATTTCTATAACACACAAAGCAGGCGGAGAAATCAAGTTTAAGGATCCGGGCAACATCCTAGGATCAGCAGGATTTACGCCATATACATTTAATGCTGTTTCAGACACATGGGTAGGAAATGCAAATTTCTATGCCGCAGGTACTAAAGAAGTTGACGGATATACACACAAAGCCAGCAATTGGGCTCCATTGGTGTACACTCCATCACAGACAGCACCTACAACAAGTCCTGAAGATGGAACATTATGGTTCAGCAATGTATTCAACCAAGTTGACATCATGTATCACAACGGTACAAAGTGGCAAGGTTATAAGAATGCGTTCCCAAGCACTGACCCGGCAGGTCCTATTATATCAGTAACACAACCTGTGACACAAAGCACCGGTAACGCATTAGCTAACGGTGATATTTGGATCCAAACAGGTAATATGGACCAATACGGTCAGAACATTTATGTTTACAACGGTAGTACTCTAAAGTGGGTTCAACAAGATCCTACAGATCACACAAGTCCAAACGGTTGGGTGTTTGCTGATGCACGTTGGAGTGGTGCTGGTGACGATGTTGATCCAGATCCAATCGCTAAATTGTTATCATACGATTATGTTGATCCAGATGCACCTGATCCAGGTTTGTATCCACGCGGTACACGCTTGTTTAACCTACGTCGTTCTGGTTACAATGTAAAACGTTACGAAGCTAATCATATTAACATCAACTCTAATAATGGTGTTAATATCCGTACTGGCGAGCCAATGAATGGTTCTAATTCAACTACGCCTTACAATCCAGCTCGTTGGGTTTCCGTAAGTCCAAACAACGATCACGGTGTAGGCACATTTGGTCGCCTAGCACAACGTGGTTATGTTGTTAAAGCATTGAAAGCAATGATTGATACTAATAGCTCTATAAGAGATACAGATACATTAGTATTCAACTTAATGGCTTGCCCAGGATATCCAGAAACTATTCAAAACATGGTTGGCTTAAATCATGACCGTGCGCAGACAGCATTCGTTATTGGTGATACACCATTCCGCTTGCCAGCTAACGCTACAGCAATCCAAGCATGGGGCGGAAGCACTACTGCTTTAGATAATGGTGAAGCAGGCGCAGTAACACGTGATGACTACACAGCTATGTTCTATCCAAGTGGTTATACAAACGATAATACAGGCAACTATATTGTTGTTCCACCGAGCCACATGATGTTACGTACATTCATCAACAGTGATGCTGTTAGCTATCAATGGTTTGCACCAGCTGGTGTAAGACGTGGTGTTGTTGATAACGCTTCTTCAGTTGGTTATATCAATTCTACAACAGGTGAATTTGTACCAGCGGCATTACCACAAGGTATACGCGATACAATGGCATTGCAAACTGTTAGAATTAACCCAATTGCAACATTGAATGGTTCAGGTATATTAAACTTTGGTAACTATACTCGTAGCAATTCAACAAGTGCTGTAGATCGTATTAACGTATCTAGATTAGTAGCTTACTTACGCCGTCAATTAGACATTATTGTTCGTCCATACTTGTTCGAACCAAATGATCAGATTACACGCAATGAAGTTAAAAATGCAGTTGAAAGTTTCTTGTTAGAGTTAGTTGGTCAACGTGCTCTATACGATTACATCGTTGTATGTGACACAAGCAACAACACAGCGGCAAGAATTGACCGTTCAGAACTATGGGTTGATATCGCAGTTGAACCAGTTAAGGCAGTCGAATTCATTTACATTCCAGTTCGACTATTGAACACTGGTGCAATTAAGTCAGGCAATTTTGGCCAGGCAGCGCAGGGTTAATGGGAATGGTAAATAACATAGAACAAGGAGCATATTAAATGGCTATTGCAAGTTTAAGTAAATTATCTGTACCACTACCCCCAG